TGAACAGACGCTCACCACGAGCAGCACCAATAGCAGACGAGTCGAACAGACGACGAGCATCTGCAGAACCAGTTGCAGCAGCACCGAATTCACCTTCAGCGTTGATGTCAACAAACATACCAGTTGCAGCCGCGTCAGCATCAGTATCGAAGCTAACCAGACCGCCATTACCTGTACCACCTGCATCGCCACGAGCGACTTCAGCAGAAGCAACACCCTTCAGAACCGACAAAAGAGCGTTATGCTCGTCTTGTGCGCGAACTTCAGCAAAGTCACGACCAATTTTGGCCAGACCGTTTTGCTTCGAGATAACTTCTTGCATGTTGACTTGCTCTGCACCGAAGGTACGAACTGTCTTCACGAAGTTAGCAACGTCAGTTGCGATATCGGTGTAAGTACCGTTAGCAGCTGTGTTCAACGAAGCGATGTTGATGTTTGCGTTCAGCGGTTTGTACCAACGGAACTGACCAATGAACGATTCACCCGAAGCGTCAATGCGCTGATCAGCAGCAACGATACCAGTCGAGTTCAGTTTCTTTTCAGTTGTGTAGGCTTCGTCAGAGTAAGCCGAAATTGCCAGAGCAATGTTTTGAAAATCTGTATTTGTAATAGCCATGATTTTATTCCTTATTTATAACTATTAGATATTAAAGTTACCTAGCTGGCCTTTAGCCGCCAAATTAAGCACTTCCTGAGTAGACAGTTCTGCAAGAGATTTCTTTTGATTCATTGCAGGAGCGCCGTTAGGAGCACCATTTCCTGCACCCGTATTTGATTTAGCACGGAACAGGAAAGAGTTGTCTTCATTCTTAGAGTAAGAAATGATGAAATCTTGAATAGTAGTACCTGATTGATGAACCCAAGCACCATTTTCGTTTTGAACAAGTTGCTCAACGATATCACGGCGAGCCATATCTCGACTGCGATCGTTACGGAATTCCAACCCTGCAAGAGCGGAATTTACAACGTTGTCACGAGTAAGTTTGGTATTAGCTTCTTCGAATACACGAAGTTTTGCTTGTGCTTCTGCCAATTTCATTTCAAGGGCTTCTTGCATTTTACCTTCTTCCTCAAGACGTTTAATCTGCTCTTCTTTACGGGCTTGTTCAATTTCAGCCTTAAGTTTTAGAGCTTCATCACGTTCTTTTGCCATACGATCCATATTAGCTTTCATTTTAGCTAGTCGTTCTTGTACGGCCTGTTCAATCGGATCAAGTTCTTGTTCTTGTTCTTTGGTTTCCTCTTGAACATTTTCTTGTTCATTAGCTTCATTGAGCTCATTTTCTACTTCTTCATTGATTTGATTATCTTCACTCATGTTTTTTCCTTTCAAGCACAGCTTGAGTTATAATGTTAATTTGTATTGACTCACAGAGTCGTTAAAAGTTGTTTATAGCTTGTAAGCTATTTTTCTGTTTTATAGTTCATAGGCTATTACAAATAACTATGGACCAATACCGTACCAGTCAAACCCATCAGCGATAGGAGCTAGAATGTCACGGCGTGTAATTTTATTTGGAGGGTCAATTAAGCCTCTCCTCTTAGCTTCATCAAGAAGCTTTAAGTAAGTATTATAAGACATGCCTTGCTTGCGCATTTCTTGCAAGGTGCGTCTTATAGTATCGCCCCCAAGAGCATCTGCATAGATGGTTCTAAGAGCGTCCTTTGCCTTCATAGCATCTCCAATATTAGTGAAGAATGCGTCATGAATTGTTGCAGTACCAATACCGTTTTTACGTCCCCACAAGTGGAATCGTCTAACAATAACAGCATCGTTACTATGGTTTCCATTAACACCTAGGCCAATACGAGCGTCATTCAAAGAAGACTTCCCAAGAAGTTTTCCGTCTTCAGCTTTTGCCTCATAGATGTTAGATACTTTACGACCCGTAACAGGGTCAGTAAACTCAATACGTTCTTGCAAACGGGGTCTATACCGTTGCATCATAACTTTACCGTCGAATGTAACCCACGGAATATCAACCTTTTGTGTTTCTGTTACATAAGCCTTAGCCACATCTTTCCAGAAGTTAATAAACTGATCTGTAACAGGCGCACGAGCAGCAAGGTTCTTAGACATAATCCGAGATACTTCTGCAAACTCTTTAGGGCCAATAATGCCCTTTCGAGAGTTCATAAGCTTTTCAACAAAAGCAGCAGTATCAGGATGAACTTCAATAGCTTGTTTCATAAGCGTACTACCAGCAGGTTCATTGTTATTGATAAGATCAACAAGTTCTGCTCTGAAAGACTGAAGCTCTTTTACAGAAGTTTCTGCATCAAGCTTTTGAGCAATTTTAATCTTACCATCAATAATTCTAAGCTGTTCACTTAAATTAGCTTTAGTAACGGTTACATAACCTTTACCTTCAAGAACTTTAGACAGCTTACCTGCTACGTTGGCGGTTTTAGTTGCATCGCCAGCACCGTAGAAGCTTACCATGTTTTGCGCCTTAGCACCTTTAGCAAGATCTTCCCAAGTTAGGTTAGCATCTCTAAGGGCAGGTATTTTCAAAAATTCTGGATCGTTAACAGTATCCATAGCAACAAGGTCATACAAACGGTTCTTCTGAGTAGTTGCAAGAACATTAGAAGCTTCCGAAATAGCCCTATCGCCCGTAGACAATCCAATAATTTGAGCACCTGATGACGACGCATCGTTCTCAATCATAAGCTGAGTTTTGTATGTGTTAAGCTTTTTAAGGTTATTAAAATCACCATCTACATGCTTATGAATACGAGCGTACTCAAGTGCCATACGAGCCATCTTTGGTACTTCTGGACCTTCTAAGCCTCTAATAAGGGGGTGTTCAAGAAACTCACGAAGTCTACGATCTCTTTGAGTTGTTTGCATCATCAGATTACCTAAATCAAGAATCTTCTCTCTATTACGACCAAAGATTGCTTGACGTCCAGCTTGAGTAAGTGCCTCTGTACCTGGACCTATTAAAGCACCAATTTGAGTACGAAGTTCATACACAGCAGCCGCATCGATATTAACAGCTTTACCTGAGTTTAGGAAAGGACGGACTAGCTCACCACCTGTCGGTGTCAGATATCCACGATGATAAACACGACCACGAGAATCGATAAAGGCATATGTCTTAAAATTCTTGCCACGAATAGCATGATATTTAGCTGTAGCCATAAGACCATAACCTGCTTCACCACGGTTAAGAATTTCATGCCGCAGCTCATTGATACTGTCGTAGTATTTAGAGTTACCACGAGGGTCTCTAAACCTAACAATGTCATCCATAAAACCAAAGAACTCTTTGTCTACGCTATATTCGACATTCATCACATGATTCATCATATTAGCCATTTCAGAGTCAATCTGTTTAGGATCATAATCAGGAAATTTATCACGAGACACAATAGGAACACCCGTGTCTTTACCTCTAGCATCAAAGTAAGTTTTCTTACCTGCCTTAACATAAAGACGATCACGATCTGAAACGTTTCCTAAACGACGAGCAATAGTCATACGGCGACTTGCCTCTTGAAGCTTAAGCATATCTTTATTGATAACTGTAACTTCTCGGCTAATAGTATCACCCCATGCACCTCCTGCACGACCTGTTTCTACATCAATAACACCTCTTCGAGTTTTACCTCGAAATTGAATACGAATAAGACCTTGATCTTTCATAAAGTCAAGGAATTTAGATCCCTCTTTGTGATAAGATTTTAAGTCATTCTTCATAAATGGAATTAAGTCTTCAAACTCCTTACTAAGCATCTTTCCGATGTTAATAGCAAGTGTGTCATAGTCAGTAGCGTCTCCTGATGCAACAAGTTTAGCTGCGCTAGTTAATGCTTTAGTTCCTTTGTCATTCATAACAATAGTAGTAGGTTTCTTCCGAAGGTTCAAGAACTCTAAATCCAAAATACTACGAATAGTTTCCCGACCTCTTGCAGTGTTACGAATCCACCAGTCATCAGTTGGTTCTTTGTCTTTAAACAAGCTTTTAAATTGTTTATAACGCTTGTAAAGCAAGGTATCTCTTAATAACAAACGATCGATGTAAGTCTTACGATCAGGTAGCTGATCAAGAATTGGCCTAAAATAGTTAATAATAGGCGCACGGCCTTTAAAGAAAGCTTTCCTAGCAAGATTAACACCTGCAGTACTTTCCCAAGCGTCTACAAAACGAGTGTCTTTTAGATACATTTCGTTTAGCTGATCAAGATCATAGTATTTACCCATAATCTGAATTTTAGGCATATCTGTTTTAGAGTCTGTTAGATACTTAGAGAAGGTATCCACACGTTGCCGAGAACGTGTATCTAGAAGTCGTGAAACGTTCTGTACAGCAAACCTATTCTCAGCACGAATAACAGAAGTAAGATCGCCCCACTTCATTTTATCTTTAGCATAACGTTCGAAAACAACACGAAGGTTTTCAATCATAACTGTTTGTTGATTTACTGAAATCTTATCATCTAGACCTGCTACTGCATTTTCAATAAAGCTCTTTTGCTCTGAAGAAAGCAGTTTAGAATTACGCATAAAATCAAGACGTTCTTGATACAGATTAAAATCAGGATCATAAATATTATTGTTACGCACTTCACCTGTAATAGGATCTGCGCTAAAGTTTCGTTCATCAAACTGATTACCAACCCTTCGTCTAGACTCTTGTTTACCAACAAGGGACGTACCTTTATAATCGGTTAAAGACAAAGATTGATTATAGTCACTCGCATCAAGCAAGAAAAGCTGACGCAAGTCTTCTTTGTGTTTAGGATTATTAAGTAGTTGATTAGGTGTCGTTGCTTGAACTCTAATACCTTCACTGCGAACCTGTTGTTTAGGTTTAAATACAGTAGTAGCATTAGCTGCTCTATTCCGCAAGGCTTGAATTGTAAGCGCCTTACCTTTGGGAGTAATGAATTCACTAGCTTTTAGTTTACCTTGCCTGAACATGTTTGCAGCATCTTCAGAGCCAAGCATCTTAGCTTGAATTTCCATAGTTTGTCTTTTTAGCCATTCACCAAAACTAAGAGTTACAGGTGGAAGGCCGTTAAGCTGTTGAGGATCCATATTGGATACTATACGCTTTTTAAGTCTTGCATCATCAGTCTCAAGAAGTTGATCTTTAGACTTGATAACTGGTACCATAGAAGAACGGCAGTTCCAGTGCAATGGGGGAACAAAACGCTGGTCATCAACCTCATAAATCTTACCATTATGATAAGAACATATAGGGCTTGTACGAGCGTCTAGAATAGCTGTAAACATAAAACCAGAAACAATTCCTTTGTTACGTGCAGCAACATTCCTTAAAGCAGCAGACTGCGTACTAGTAATAGCAGTACGAGTTAATGTTTTAACTTGATTTTCAGTTAGATTAGTAGTTTTCATAACTGAAGCAATAATATCTTTTTGTGACATTCCACGCGCAAGACCATACTTTACCTTTGATTGAATACGAGTAAGTTCTCCTGAAGAGATGTTCCGTATATTAGTAGATATGTCTTTTGCACCCTTAATATTGGGTCCAGTAATCTCTGCCAGAAGTTCTTTAGTACTAGGTCTTTGAACCTTATAAAAAGAACGTACTTCTTTGTAGAGACTGTCTGAATGAAAGTCAAGCTGTGCGGTGGAGAACTCTTTAAGGCTACTAACCCCGTGGGCTAGGAGTTCCTTCTCAAAACGCGCCATCTCCCGTTTAATGTCTGCTTTGATATCCTCCGACAGCAGATCCTTCAACTGCTTTCGATGCCGTTGAAGAATTCGCCGATTTTGAAGTTGAACACCTTCTTCATAAAGGCGAACATCTCCCATGTGATCAACAATTCGATCAAAAATTCTGTCATTAATAGTTGTCATCTAGTACTCCATTGAGTAGTTAGGTGTAAAATGGTGCTGGCTGAGAGACTCGAACTCCCGACCCACTGATTACAAATCAGTAGCTCTACCAACTGAGCTAAGCCAGCATAGGCAGTTTAAAGTCATGCCAAGGACACCATATCTACATTATTGTTCAATAATAATGTCGTTATCGTTTGTTTTGCGAGTAAGAGGATCCGTTTGAATCTCTTGCAATGCTTCTTCGTCATCATAATCTGCTGGCAAGAAGTCATTATACTTCGCAATAGAGATGAATGTCGAACGGCTAATAAGACCGCCTTCATACCATTCTGTAACAAGCCGCATAGCTGCGTCACCACCAACAACAGGCGAGAAGTCATTAGACATCTGGAATTCAATATCATTACCAGTATAGTCTGTGTTGTACTTCCAGTTAAGCATAAATGAAATAATTTCTCGCATAGTAGTCGAGACTTTTGCATTCAGCGTACCTAGTTGTGCTGTTTGAGCAGAGTTGCGAATTTCAAGAGCAACACCAGAAGCTGCGGCTTCGGGAGAAAGCATACGAATGCCCATTTTAGCCATTTCTTCAACAGTGGCTTTAATGGACTGCTCCATATCTTTCAGGGCAGCAGTAGGTGTTTCTAGAACCGAAATACTTTCATCTTTACGAACACGTAGCCAAGAACCTAAACCAGAAGAAACAATAGTATCGAACTCTTCATCTGTCATATCAGATTGTACAACAGGTGTATAGGTTGCAGCACCATAAAGCAAGTGGTTGCGGCGGGATACTTTGTTATACAAAGCAATCTCACGATCAACCAAGGGCATTAGAACTGGCTCGACAGGATCAAGTTGACCGTTTAAAGGCCAAGCTGGAATTCGGTTAATACGTTCACCAAACATAGTCGGAGTAATTGTATTTACAAGCTCGTATTTATCTTCTGAAATAAAGTTCTCGTAATCTTGACGAATTTCGCCATTCAAAACTTTAACTTCATTAGTAGCATTGTATTTTTCATACATGTCAATAGTCAAATAACCTTGTTCATCAAGATAATGATCTGCAACAGTATCAATATAAGTTGGATGCCAAGGGTTATCAGAAGTATAACGTTGAACAAGATAACGAGTAATAAACCGTGTAAGAGTTCTTTGACGTGTTACAGGGTGAGTATTAGTATGAATGTTGATAACATTCTCAGCGTTAATAATGATAGGATAAGGAGTAATCATTTGACGCTCTTCAGGATTCATCGAATTATACTCATCTTCAGTAACGTTAGGGTGGTCAACATATACCCAAGCACGAGACGTTTGAAGTTCTTCCCAAAGAGCATTGTCAAGGAAGTTAAACAAAGACATACCGTCTAGTGTAAAGTTAGTTTTAATCCACTCGTAAGCTTCGTCAGGCAGATCATCAGGTAGGTCAAGATGCGAGTCTTTACGAAGCAAAGCACTAATAAGTACTCGACAATACTGGGATGTCAAACCAGGAAGTTCAGCTTCAGCACGATAAAAATCGTACTGTTGTTGTGTCATTGTTGGAGAAAATGGAAGCAGAAGGTTTGTGTAATCGTATTGCAGGATTTCATCATGCGCTTTAACGTTAGCTTCACCTTGAATAACTGCTCTCGACTTTTTCCACAATGGCTTTAGGGAGTGATAGCTATCGCTGGGTTCGGCAACAGAGCGTTTAACAGCGGTAGCAGGAGTAGTGATAAGTGCCATCGTTTATTCCTTTACCATTTTACTTTATCAGCCCAATA